TCATGTTGCCTCTGATAATTAACCCAAAACCCATTCAGTGTCAGGTTACCATCAGATATAGTATCAGGTTTCCTAATAGTATATGGAAACTCTTCTTTATAATTTCTTACACAATCAAGTAACACATTCTTCAGAAAGTAATCATCTGTGTCTTTCAGACTTCTACTTTCTGTAATGTTACCTGCTAATGTATTTTTTACCGATGTGCCAGGAAATCTTGACTCTCTTTCAATCTTCCAGAGATAATCAATAATTTCTTGCTCCAAAGAAATTTCTAACCACCCTGATACAGGAGGAGAAACCGCATCATATTTAAACATAATAAAAAGTTAGTTTACAAACTAGGAATGCCAAACCCTGTACCTACAGGAGGTATTGACTTCTCAGCCCCGCCACCAAGATCAGGTAATGAACCACCTAATCCACCAACACCAGGTATGCTAGGCATAACTGATTCCATAATTTTACCTTTGACACTATCTATTATAGCATCTTTTCTGATGAATACATATCCACCAAGACCGACTATTCCAAGTGCTACTGCACCTGAGAAAATAGCGATTCCATTAATAACTTTTTGCATGATTAACTTTTCTTTGGAGTTGAGGGGTTAATGACCAATGGTGCTTGTTCTAATCTAATAGTCTGTACGGGTGCTGCTTGAGTTGCTTTGTCAATCAACCTCTCCATATCTGCTTTAGATATATTACCATTAGGTCCACTACCACCGCCAGGTGGCATTTTCATAGTTCCATCACCTTTCTTACTAGCCGTTTGGATGCCAAAACTAGCTAAAACTCCTGTAAAAACCGAAGCTATGAAAGTTGGATCTATCTTTTGTTGAGGTACACCAGGTATAGCAACATAGTTTAATGTTAGTATACCACCTGACCATACCAAAACACCAAGACGCACAAAGGTACTAATAATAGCAGCTTGTTCGTCCTGATCAGGAAGTACTTTATCTTTGATTTTGCCAAAGATACCTTTCTCTTCCTTCTTTACTTCTGACATGAATTATAATTTATTCTAGCCTTATTTAGTATCTAAGAATCCTTTCTTGATGAGTTTCTGCAACTCGGCAGTGCTGCCAGTGAAAATAGCGTTATTAGTAACATGATTTGTAGTGTTGTTTTTAGTCTCGTCAATTTCTTTCACCTTTTTTTGAAGATCCATTAGTTTGTCTGCTATATCAGCAGTTGACTTTAAGACCTGACCTGCCACTTCAAATGCTCTAGGAGATCCAGATTCATTTGCTACATCCATTATACCATCCAGAGTTTCTTGTCCTTTTTCTATTAAGTTATATAACTGTGCTCTGGAGTATTGATAGTCTTTATCTATCTCAGCACCATGATCTTTTTTCTCAGGTACATCTTTATGCTTATTAAACTTTTGTACATAAGCATGATCATCAGATGTAGTATTTAATGCGTCGTCTATTGGTTTAGACATTATACATCCTCTCTTCTAGTTGGACTGTAAATCTTAGAATCACTAAACATCTCAGTGCTCTCACTAAATCCAAAGTCATCTGCAGGTCCTGCAGTTAAAGGATCTGGTTGTACTTTGTATCTCATTTCTCTCTTAGCAGTATCTGTTTCAGTATTAGAATAGTAATCCACTTGAACTTTTTTGATTAGTCCATCTGTACTATCTGCGACAGGACCGAAGAGATAAGTTTTAGCATTGAAATTAAAAGTATACATCAAGACTCTTCTAGTTTGAAAATCTGATTCATATTCATCTTCAAAATTAATATTTTCCAATACAATAGGAATATCTCTTTTCTCTCCAATAGAACTTACTAAGTCTATTGTAATGTTAAATGCAGGTTGGAAGAATGGTAATATCTGTTCTACAATTTGTAATGCATCATCATTTAATTTTGTCATTACATTTAATTCAAATCCTATGTTATATGGGACAGGAAGATATACTTTCTTTGCTTTAGTATTGTCTGTAGTATCAGTTGCTTTGAATGTTCTAGTAATGCTTGATTTTCTGCTAGGATCATATGACATGTCATTCATCTCAAATGACATTCTAGGTAATGTTATAGCAACTGCTTTTGATAGTTCTTCCTGTTGCTGTAATTTTGCTAAGAATTTTTGTTTAGGACCGTAAGTTAAAGGGACTTTAGTTTCACTAAGAGTTCCTCCATTCCTATCTTCATGTCTGATTTGAATATCATTAAACAATGTACCGAAACCGATAATTGTTTTTCTTATAATTTCATGGTAAAAATAAGTACCTAACATTATACATCTCCAAAGGGATTAGATTCAGTGAAGTCTAAAAGTGCATCAGCAGCAGTTTCAAATTCTTCATTCATGTTGTATTCAGATCCTGCAGCATGATCACTTAAGTCATCAGTGTATGAAAGCACTTGGTATCTTGCAGACGATGCAGTACCAGTTATAAACTCTCCTGCTCTGAAATCACCAGTATTTATTGTAATTTGTAATTCTCTAGTAGTTTCGTTCCAACTTTGTACATATGCTTCAGTGCCAGAATCAGATCCAACCACTCTTTCATTTAGGTGATATGTTCCTATTCCTATTGCTAGAGGAGAACTAACTGTAACAGTTGGAATGCCCTCATATCCAGAACCTGCATTAGTTAAGAATATGCTAGAAAGAACAGATCCTTGTATTATTCCTACAGCAGTTGCTTGTACTTGACCTGTTTTAATACCTACAGTTCCTGTAGTTCCAATTCCAACATCTGATGGATGTTGTATAGTTATAATAGGTGCAGAAACATAATTAGAACCTGGTTGTGAAATTCTAATAGATCCAATACCTGAGTTAGTCAATGTAGCAGTTGCAGCAGCACCCACACCTGGCGTTCCAAATCCTATTGTAGGTGGTTCAACATATGCAAAACCAGGATTGGTAATTGCAACAAAATCTATTGCGTTGAGTAGACCTTTTTGAGTTGTAATAGCAACTGCCTGACCCATAGCATCTGATACACCTGCAGGTGATGGACTTACAACAATACTTGGTGGAGTTGTATATCCAGATCCATCGTCATTTAATGTAATTTTCTGTAATGCTCCTGACGGTGCAAATGTATCTACAGCTATTTGTGCTGTAGAACCAATACCTGCAAGAACAACAGTTGTTATATTTCCTTCTTCACTCAATCTAGTATCAATTTGAGCAACATTAGTGTCAATAATTTCGTCTTGTAACTGGAAGAGTTCACATTGTAATTCATAAGTATAATTTTTACCCAACTGGAAGAAAGGCATCTCATGTTCTACATGCTTTATTTCAAATAATCTTTCTCCTAATGGGAAGAATATAAGATCTCCCTCTTTAGGTCTTGTTCCAAATAATAAATCACCATCTTGATCACCTTGTAAGTTAGTAGAGTTAAATTGAAATGGTGCTATAAAATCTTCAAACCTTTCTCTAGATATTGTTAGTGTAATTTCGTTCTGTAAATTTATACCAAACTTAGTCATTATATCACTACCTTTTGCATATCCTTCATAGTTGTTTAGGTATGCTTCCATCAAATAATTATCATTAAATTTAGATGACTGAACCTCACCTAATATATCATCAGTCGCTATTAATTTTCTAGGAATATAATAAACATCTATTCCAAACATTTTCAAATGCTCGTCTACCAGAGACTGTACCAATCTCTGTTCTTCGGGTGAACCGTGTTGGAAAAAAGGTGATACAGGCATTATCCAATCATGTCAAGTACAGGAACTTCATAAGTAGATAGCATATTTTGTTCGAGTTCTCTTAACTCTAAGTCACCATCTTCATAAATTTGTCTGCCATTTAACTCAGTCCCGCCAGGTAGTTTTACTCCTTGGAATTTTATGAGGTTTTGTCCCCATTGTTTTTTAGTTTTTGCAACAACATATCTTTTTAAGAATGAGTCGTTATATACTCCTGCATAATTTGCAGGATCCATAATTCTGTAACACTCTATCAATACAAAATGACTTACTGTTGCAGATGCCCAATCAATATCAAGATATAATTTATTATTTCTTTTATTAAATCTGACCTGTGTTGATGTTGTCAATAAGAAGTTAATATCTTCTAGATATGTTTTTGTCATAGAATAATTTAGAAGACCATCGTATCCTAAATTGAATGCAATATCATTTAAGAATAGTTGATATTTTAAATTAAACATACCATTACTAAGTCCACTACTGTCAAAGTTCATGACCTTTTCAATACCAATTACAGAATCAGGAACTGTCAAGTAATTTGAGTTCTCTTCAAAATCACCAGATGTAGTTGTTGTAGTTGTAATACCTAATGTATTATCACCACCTCTAGCTCTACCTCTTTTAATATCATCTTCTGTTAATTTATATTTTAGCAATACTTTTTCTACACCATCAAAATGTCTCTCATAAAAATATTGTAGAGAGTCATCTAGTAAATCATCGAACTGCTCATCAGCAACATTGACCTCCAATACAGGAGCACCAAGTTGTCTAAAAACATAGTCTTGTAATGTTACTCTACTACTAGGTTTTGCCATTAGAAGAAGCCTCCATCAATTGAATTAGTCCACTGTGGAACACCTGATGCATTTGTTGTCATAACATATGCAGAGGTAGTTAAGAATCCTACAGTGCTTGCAGAACTAACTAATCTACCATCATCCTCAAAGTATGCCATACCATTAGGACCACTATATCCTATACCAGTGCTTCCACCCTGATCAGAACGATAGTATAATCCTTGTTTAAATGTTGCATATCCAACGACATGAACATTATCTTGAATTGTAACTTGACCTACTGCAGAATCTAATACTAACTCACCACTATTAGTTGTTATTTTAGTAGTAGAACTACCTGCACCGATCAGAAGGTCAGATATTGTACTGACACCAGTTACGATCAAATTATTTAGAGTAGATATTCCAGAGATGTTTATATTTCTACCATCTATCTCATCATATACAACATCACCAACAACATTTAAGTTACCTGCAACAAATACATCTTGTGAGAATGTTGCTATACCAGTAACAGTCATAGCACCACCAACTCTAATGTCAGATGCGACATTCAAATCGGTTATGATACCAGATTGTGATTTTAGATTTGTTATTGCAAAATCAGTTGCTAAACCTGCAGTGATTTTAGCATCAAGAATATCTGCATCAGCAAGATCTACAGCATTTGCAGTTACAACACCTGCTGTTGCTGTAATAGAAGTTCCGATTGAAACTTCTCCTTTGTAAACACCATTGTCTATGAATGATGTAATACCAAGTAACTCTGTACCAGATGCTCTAATAATTACTCTATCACCGACTCCAGATGCACTAGTATCTGCATACATCAATTTAAGAGTCTTATCATCTGTCATCAAGAAGTCACTATTACCTGCAGCAGTTTGAACACTGAAGTAATCACTTCTTACTTGGACTCTACCATAAGTTGTATTACCATTAGCATGCTGTAAAATAACATGTCCTCTGTTATTAAATGCATCAGTATCTTGATGATAGATCTTGAAGTCTGTATTGTCACCAATTCTTACTTCAACATTATCAGGTATATCTGTGTGACTGTTAAGACCAACAGGAGAGTTGATTGTTAATGAACCATTACCTATTGTTTGTCCAACTGTAAAGTTAGTAACGATTCCTGTATTGATTTTAGCATCAACAGCATCGAGTGCAGAAGCATCAATCGTTGTGATTGTTGCTGCAGTACCAACGATATCAGTAATGATACCAGATTGAATCTTAGCATTTGTTATTGCAAAATCAGTTGCTAAACCTGCTAAGACCTTAGCATCAACAATATCAATATTATTAACATCAGCAATATCACTAAAGGTTACAACACCAGTAGCATTAATCCTTTCAAATCTAGCAGTGTCTAGAACATCTAATCTATCTCTAGGTGCAGCAGTTGCAATACCAATTTTCTGATTGGCATCAAGACGCATACCTTCAACATTATCAGTGTTAAATCTGATAGTGCCATCAGCACCAGAATCATCTAGAGCAATAGAAGTATCATTTTTCTGGAACGCATCTAACTGAATAACTGTAGCAGTTAAGATACCTAAGATGTTTACATCACCAGTAATGTTGATGTCTCCAGAACCAGCTGGGTCAATGTTAATATCTCCAGAAGTAGATTCTATATTATTTCCTGCTATCTGGATGTTACCAAATGTACCACTGTTAGGTGTAATCTGACTGCTATTTGAACCATCAGTAATCGTTAGATTAGATAGTGCCTGTAGACTTGTTACTTGTTGTGAGAATGATACTGTACCATTTTCTTGATCAACAAAGAATGCTTCACCAACTCTAAAGTCTCCTTTCTGGTCAATACTTACATAAGATACATCACCGTTGTTTGACTCAGTAACTTCGTTTGCTTGTATTGCTAAGTTAGGATCATTAGAAATGTCTCCACCTGCACCAACCATATTAAAGTTGATTGCAAAAAGACGCAATGTGACACCATCACCATCAGCGATAATACCTTTCTGACCGTACTCAACTGCACAACTAACAGAACGCATGTCAGCACCAAACTGACTGTAATCTGCTAGAATTACCTTAGTAGCAGTTCCAATTCCACCACCTGCTTGTGTGATGCGAACATCCTGATTACGAATTACATCGTCACTAGTAGTCTTAATACCACTAGTACCATCAAAGTGTAAAAGTAGTTTTGTATCTTTATCTCCTGTTGGAGCAGAAGTAGGAGCAGTAAAGTTTGCTGTATACTTAGCAACACCTTTTTCAATTCTTACCTCATCAATCCAACCTGTTACATTATTGCTTGCACCGTCAAAGTCTGCACCAAATACAATACCCTTAGATGAACCATAATCGGTAGTATCAGAGAACTTAATACCTCTTTGTGTACCATCAACAAATAATCTTGTGTCTGTACCTTCTCTTGCTATTGCAAAGTGTTTCCAAACTCCAGTAGCAATACCTGCACCAGATCCAGTAATAGCAGTAGTTGTACCAACTCTTAGATCAACTTCACCTGCAGCACGATATGCAAGACTTAGACCTTCAGCATCAGTGCCATTGTCTCTTAAGTCAAATAGTGTTGCACTAGAAAGACCAGTTGTATTTGAGTATGCCCAGAATTCAATTGTGAAGTCTGTGTTAGTACCAAATCCAAGATCACCACTAGAAGGAACACTGATAGAATCGTTACTACCATCTAATTTAAGTGCTGCAGTACCAAACTTCTTAACAGTAGTATCTAACTGAGCATCATCATTAAATGTTACTGATTTAGCAGTCCTAGCATTAAGAACTTCAAATCCAAGTTGTTTACCAGTTACACCTAAGTAAGTTCCATCATAAGATGCAACAACAGCAGAACCTAATTCAGTGGTTCCATCAGTATCAAACAGAGTAATTGTATTACCAACACCAACAGTTGTGATACCTGTCAATCTTAATCTAGTCTGACCTGCAGAGTGTATACCAAGAGATCCAGATACACCTTTGATCGCTTCTGATGCAAAGTAAGTAAAGCAATTAATATATTCGCAACGAGAACCGTTGGTTAATACAACACCTTTACTGTTAGGTACAATAAATGTAACCTCGTTGAACAGCATCGCTGCCTCAAGCGATCCTGATGCTACCTCAGAACCATCTAAGTATGCACCACCACCAGAAAGATATGATGATGGATTAGAATCAGCAGAAGCATAACCATATGGATCAGATGAAGTAACATTACTACCTTTGTTGAATACAGTTACTCGTTGTACATAAGGTGATCTGCTAGTAAGTGCAATACCTGGTGCATACTTGAACGCATAACCTTCATTTGCTGATGTATTGAAGAACATGTCAGCAATGGTAATATCTTCAATAACAGATCTGTCATTAAGTAAGAAAGCATCCTTTTGCTTAGTAGCATTAGTAGGAATAACTTTAGTAGCACGAAGACCTGCACCCTTAATTGTTAAACCAGATGGAACAGTAAGTGGGAATGTTTCTTGATAAACACCTGCAGCAATGCTTAGAACATCATTAACACCAATACTTGTAATCTGTGATAGAGCATATGCAATTGTTCTGAATGGTCTTTCTGCTGTTCTACCACGAGAAGGTTCACCGTCATCAACACCATTTGTAGATACAAACCATGTATCTAACTTAGCATTGATTGTTGCAATACCAATCTGAGCAGGTTCTTTCCATACAACTTGTCCTGCAGCATTAGTGCTCAACATATGTTGAGTATTAACACCAACGACTCCTGTAGAGTCATATAGAGAAGTTATATAACCTGCATTAATCTTAGCAGTTAAGGCATCTAAATCTGTAACATCAATCGTAGCAATTGATGCAGCAGTACCAACTATATCAGTGACTGCTAATCCTGTAATATTTGTATTCTTGGCATCTAATGTTTCTACATCAAGAGTTGTTATTGTACCGTAAGTACCTACCAATGATGTGACAACACCTGCAGTAATTTTAGCATTAAGAATATCGCCATTACTTACATCTAAAGTAGCGATTGTTGCAGCAGTACCAACGATGTCTGTTACTGCAACTCCAGTGATGCTTATACTTGCAGCATCAAGAGTTTCTACATCAAGAGTTGTAATCGTTGCATATGTACCAACCAGTGATGTAACAAGACCTGTTGTAACCTTAATATTATTAAGATCAGCAGTCTCTGCATCAAATACTGATATGGTTGCTGCAGTACCAACTATATCGGTAACTGCTAGTCCTGTAATATTAACATCTTTAGCATCTAATGTTTCTATGTCAACTGTTGAGACAGTTGCGTAAGTGCCTACTAGAGATGTTACTACACCTGCAGTAATTTTAGCATTTACGATATCTCCTTCTGTTGCAGAAATCGTTGTTATTGTAGCAGCAGTACCAACAATATCGGTGACTGCTAATCCTGTAATATTGACATCTTTAGCATCTAATGTTTCTACATCAAGAGTTCCAATCGTTGCATATGTACCAACTTGTGAATCAACACTTAAATCATCAATGTAAGCAACACCGTTAATGTAGATATCTTTCCATTGTTGACTAGGACTACCAATATTATAGGTATCGTCATCATCAGGAATGAAACTTGAATCAATATCAGCATTGAATACAATATTATCTGATATAGAATCACCAAGACCAATTGTACCACCTTTGAATGTTACATTACCAACGAATGTTGATGCACCACCAACTCTGAAATCTTTTTCTACATCTAGACTATTGTTTAAGTCAACAAACTGAGTTACGGTAAGTCCACCACCAATGGTTACATCAGAAGATGCATCCAGAGTTGTAACAATACCAGAACCTATTGTGGCAGTTACAATATCAGCAGTATTAAAATCAACTGTCGTAATTGTTGCTGCAGTACCAACGATATCTGTAATGATACCTGCTGTAATTTTAGCATTTACGAT